CGATCGGGGCCCGCGTTATCGAGATTCGGTGTAACTGTCGCTTCCCAACCGTCTAGCGTCGGGGCGGGCGCGCGCCCGAACAACCAAGTCGAAAGTCCGCCAGCGACACCCGGAAGAGGGCCGCGCGAAGACAAATCCTGAACGCCCTTTGCGACTGTCGGCAAATTGTTCGACATACGGTCGATCGCGTCGGCCATGTCCTGAAGTATTTTTGCTGTGCGAGACCCCGCACCCGTCGTCTCGTCCAACTTGCCGACGAAATTCAGCAAGGAGTTGTTAAGCGTCGTAAATCCCTGCGCTATCGTCGGTACGGTCTGGCCGAACTTTGCGTCCAACTCATCCGTAGCGCCGGCGATAGCGTCGAACACTTGCCGCCCGGTGATCTTACCTTGCTCACCCCATTTCCGAAGCTCACCGGTCGTAATTCCGAGCTGCTTTGCAATGAGCGACGCGACGTAAGGCGTCTGCTCAAGCACCGAATTAAGCTCTTGACCGCGTAGCGTACCCGACGCCAAGCCCTGCGAGAGCTGAATAAGAGCCCCGGACGCTTCGGAACCAGAGGCGCCCGACAACGTAAGCGCCTTGTTCAGGTTTTCAGTGAACTGCAGCACTTGATTCTGTGACACGCCCACGTCACGCAGGGCAAAAGCCATGCGCGAATAAAGCTCCGTCGTGTCGTGAAGCCCGACGCGCGTAGTTTGCGCAATCTCGAAAAGACGACGCTGCACCGCCTCGAGCTCGGCGGATGAAGACGTGACGAACTTAAGGCGGTTCGTCATATTCGTGTAAGTGTCAGAAAGTTGCGCGGTCTCCTTTATGAGATAGCCGGCGCTCATACCTGCGAAGAGGCGTTTTGCATTGGCGCCAAGAGTTGAGAAGCGCCGTTCGGTGCGCGCAAGCTGCCGATTAACGTTATCGCCGAAGCCGGCGACTTGCTTATCAGCGTCCGCGAGCGCTTTGCGAAGAATGCTCGTGTCCGCCTCGAGGCGGATCAACAGCCGCTCAAATTCACCGGCCATTAAATACCGTACTCTCTACGAATTTCGTCAAGCTCCGAAAGGGTCATGCCTTTTGGCTTTGGAGCCGGACAATTGAATTTCGCCCAGCCTAACCAAGCCGCGTGAAATTCCCAACTCGTGTGACTGAGAGTAAGCGACGCCGGCCAACCCATCATGGCGCCGGCGCCGATATATTCCTCTAGTGGGAAACGCTCGAGCGTCCGCCCGCCGGCCTCGATTTTTTTCCCGCATTTGCTTCCTTCGTGCCTTCCGGCGTGAGAAACAACTGCATAATGATCACTTCGGCGACGGCATAAGCCTCTATCAACCCGTCAACAGCGATCATCTTGAAAATGTCTTCCGTCGTGTAGTTCGCGCCATTGACCGCGAACGCAACACGCAAAGTCTCCGCAAGGTTGATCGTCGTCACGGAGCGATCATGAATCGCCTTGTAAAGAGCGAACACACCGAGACCGGTTGCCGCTTCGAACTTCGGCGCAGCGGCGAGCTCGATACGAAACTCGCGATCGATGCCGCCGAACTTGATCTCAACTGAACGCATTAGGTCTCCGCAGTGAATGTAACGGCGCCTGAACTCTCAAAAGCCATCGTGTTCGTCACTTCGCCGTTGTACTCGCCGGCGAACTCGAGCTGCGTGACCTGAAACTTGCCTTCGAAGGTTCCGAGACCGGGGACAAGAAAGGTCATTTCGCGAAGCGACTGATCGAAATGTGCCGCGCGAACCACTTCAGAGCCGGCGCCGTTGGTAAAAACGCCATCGCCACTGATACTAGCGGACCGCACGCCGACGCCGCCCAAAAGCTCGCGCCACTGGCCTGGACTCTCTGCGTGCGTAACATCGACCGTCTCACCGTTGAAGGCGATGCGGCGCGAGCGCAAGCCGGCAACAACCTGCATCGTGGGCGTCTCAGCCGTGTCCTTCATAGACACAACGATTGCCTTACCAGAATGTGCAGCCATCTAAGAATTACTCCACTTCAGGCAGGTCCAGCGAGCGCCCGAAAACGCTGAACACCGTGCCATGTTTCACCATCTACGTCTAAAAATGTGCGGGCGCTGTCTTCGCGAACGTTGATGAACTTCCATCCGCTCCGCGTGAAATCAAGCGAGTGCAAAGCCCCTCGAATCTGCCCCTGCAGCGTCTTCGCTTCGTGCGGCCCCTCTTTCGCCGACCACACGTGCACTTCCGTCAAGATCTCGTGGCCCGGCACAAACGTGTCGGACACTTCCCCCTGGCCGAATTGGATATACGGCAACGTGTCGTTACTTGGCGGGGGCGGATGCGAGCCGCGCGTCACCGTAGGCATTGCAGCGCCAATCGCTAACGCAATGACTTCCTGAAAGATCAGATCGCAGCTCACTAGAAATCCCCTGACGACGCACGCCGCAGCAGCCGCGACACCGCCCGATCGATGCTTTCCAAGATACGCGGCACAAGTTGCACGTAAGAGGGACGCACGAATTTGTGCGCCGGTTGATTGCGCGTCCCGTATTCCTGCCACAAAGCCTTAAAACCGGCGCGCTTCCATAAACGCTTAAACCCGGCGACCTTGCCGTATCCAACTTGCGCCGAGAGACCGTCACGCGACAGCCGCGCTTGAGCCGCGTCGGCCATGTCGCCGCTGTCTTTTGGGGCGTTGGCCGTGATCGTGTCGGCGAGCTCTTGCGCGCCTAGCTTCATCGGCAACGCGACTTCAGCGCGGAGCGCTTCGGGGAAACGCCGCAGCTTCCTCCGCAGCCGGCTATCATTTACTCGGCGTCTAGCCACTGTTGACCGCCCCCGATTCCGCGACAATGACGAGCGCCAACTCGTGCCCCGCCGGGCGCCGCACTTCGCGCACGTTCAGCACGAGATTGCCGTTTGTCTTCCACACGATCACGTCGTCGGTTGTGCAATCCGTGCCTCGGTTATCGCACTCGATCAGATAGGTGACAGTTCCGCGCTTGCGGCCGGCTTCCTCGCCTTCTCGCGCGCTCACCGGCCGGACGGATGCCCAGCGAGTGGCAACGTCTGCGACGGCCGTGTCATACCCACCGTCCACGCGCTGCGTACGCGTCTTGCGGCGAATAGTGATGCGCTCCCGCCGCGCGCCAAGCGCACGGCCGAGTGCCAGGCGCTCACGCCGAGCGCCGATCACGCGAGCACCACGCGGCGCGACGGTGCGTAAAGTCGCTTCACTGCCGTGTTTAACTCGGGGCTCGCGGATTCGTCGCCGCGGTTCATATAAAGATCAGCGACACGCAACAGGATGCCTTGCCGCACGTTCACGGGTACGTCTTTCGCTTCGCCATATCCGGCCTCAAACCGGATCGTGACCGCCTTCTCCCGGTCATACGTTAGCGGCCAGCTCGAGGCGATGTTCAGCGCCACATAGCCTTGCTCGTCATTGCCAACGACCTCGTAATTCTCGGCAGCAAACGTCTGTTCGAGGTTGTTGCCGTCGAGATATTTAATGCTCACCACGTCGCGGAGCGGGGGCATCGGAATCAAGATCCGGCGCGCAAGCGGGAAGCGCGGCAGCCAATAATCCCACGTCTGTGTAACCAGTGCGCGCCGCAAGTATCCATCGCGGCCGTCTATCTCCGCCGTCGCAGCCGCGATCAACCCGTTGATCAGCGCGTCTTCGTCGGTGTGCTCGACACGCAAATGTGCCTTCGCTTCGTTCAGCGACACGGGTGTTTCAGCCGGAGGCGTCACAAGCGAGAGCAGCATTTGCGTGTTCCGTTCTTACAAGACCGAGCTTAGGCGGCGTTTGCGACCGGACTAACTTCCGGGTGCATCTTGACGAGCTGCGCTGAAAGCGGGGTTTCCGTTGCGTGCGTGCCGCTGAACTTGGCCAGCAACTTCAAGAACCGCTTACCGCCCCGGTAGCCAACGCGGTAAGCCGCGGCTGCAGCGTGCTCAGCGGTCAACGCCTTAATAATACCGTTCGCGATGCCGGTAACGCCGAGCACGTCATCGTCGGTGACAGCGGCATAATCGCCGTCCGATGTGTCGCAGTGAGTGAGCACGAACTCGATCTTGTTGACGGTCGTGAACGTGATCCCTCCGATACCAACGCCGAGCACGATTTCAGCGGCGTGGAACCCCTGAAGGTCCATCGCGGCGGGAACGTTATCGGCCTTGATCGCAATCGGGCCGAAGATGTTTGCGACTCCGCAAACGGAATGAATGTCGTAACGCATGTGCAGTGTTCCTAAACTAGAGAAACGAGCGACAGAAACGGAGCCGCCGAAAAGCGGCTCCGCGAGTTACGCTTAGGCGGATACCTTCAGCAGCTTGATCGCTTCAAAGTTCGTCACCTTTCCGCCGACACGCTTGGTCGTGTAGAACAGCACGTAAGGCTTGGCGGTGAACGGGTCCCGCAGAACACGAACACCGATACGATCGGCAATCGTATAGCCGCTCTGCCAATCGCCGAACGAAATCGGGAATTTGCCCGCGCCCACGTCCGGCGCGTTGTCGTCTTCTGCGATCGAATAGCCGAGCAACTGCGACGGCGCACCGAGCTGAATCCCCGGTTGCCACAGATAGTTCTCGTCTTTGTCCTTCAGCTTGCGCACCGTCGCGACCGTCTTATCGTTCATCAAGAACCGCGCGTTGGTGCGATACGCAGGTTTGAGCGAGTGAATAAGATCGATCAGTGCATCGGAGCCGTTGTGCGTGCTGTCTGAGAGCGCCGCGGCAACGCCGGACACGATAAAGCCGAGCTTGCCCCAAGCGTAAGAGGCATTCGCAACGGTCGGCTCGGAAAGGAAGCCTCGAGGCTTTACGACGCCGTCGCCGTTAAAGAAGGCATCGCCTTCCTGCGCAGCGAACTCAATGTTGACCTCTTCAGCGAGCCACCCGCCGATGTCAACGCTGGCGTCGTCAAGCAGCGTCTGAGACGCCGCCGGATTGGCATAGAGTTCGTGCGTCGGAATCTCGATCTCAGAGAGTCGCGGGGTGCTCGTCTCCGGCCGAGCGGCTTTCTCCGCAACCCAACCCGATCCGGCGCCGCCGAGATTGTGCAGCTTCGTATAGCTCTTGGTCGAAACGGACACGACGCGAGCAATCTGGCGCATGACCGAACGCACCGACGCGACACGCGAAATCGCTGTCTCCACAGTCGTCGGCACGAGATAGCCGCCATCCGGCTTACTGTCGGACGTCATGCCGGCCTTAATGGCCAGGTTTTGCAGCTCGCGGTGCCCGTCGCCGGTCGCGAACCATGCCTGCCAAGCGCTCGCGTAGGCGTGCTCTTCGGCGGTAAGCTCGCTGTCGTCACCGCGGCGGACGCTAGAGACTGCCATCCGCGCGTTGAGCTCTTTCATTTCCTTCTCGAGCGTCGAAATTTCGTTGTTGATGCGCTCGGTATGCTCTTTCGTCACGACATCAGACTGGCCGCGCTTCAGCTCGGCGATTTCCTTGTCGTTCTGCGCCTTGAAGGCTTCGAAAGCCTTCTGCACATTCTCGACAACCGTCTTCACTTCGGTGAGCGAAGGGGAGCCGTCGGCGCGGGCGATGCCGGGCACCAAATTAGGCACAAGTAGGGGCTTCCGGCCCATGCGGGTCGGTCGTGCAATTGCATTCATTCGGTTAAATCCTCGAAACGCTAAAACTAAGCGGCAATCACTCCGTGCAGAGAATTGAGCGCCGCCACGAGAGACGAGAAGTCCGTATGAGCCACCGGTGCCAGCGGCGCCGGCGCTTCCTTGGATCTCGTCTTGCGCCGCGCATTCACGAGAGCGCGCGGGACGTTCTTGAACGGTGCAAGATCGAACGACGCGCGGGCTTCCGCCTCTTCATCGTCCGTATCAATAAGTTTGTCGGCGAAACCGAGATCAACCGCGTCATCGGCGGTCAACCAAGTCTCGTCGTCCATCTGTTGCTTGATATCGGCAGCGTCTTGGCCGGTGCGATGCGCGTAAGTGTCCGCCATCTTACCGTCGATCGTCTTGAGAAGCTTCGCGCGAGCCGTCAGCTCCCGTGAGTCCCCAATGGCGATAGACCAAGCGTTGTGGATCATAAAAAACGCGTTCTCCGCAATCTCGATCTCGTCGCCCGCCATCGCGATAAGAGACGCGGCGGAAGCGGCGAGACCAGTCACCCGTACCACAACCGACGATTTATGCGCAAGTAGGTCGTTATATATCGCCACTCCGTCGAAAACGTCGCCTCCCGGCGAGTTGATGTTGAGCACGATCTGGTCGGTCTCGACGCGATCGAGCACGGCACGGAACATCTTCGCGCTCACGCCCCATCGGCCGATCTCGTCGTAAAGCGTGATCTCGGTAACGCCGGCGCGCGCTTCCACCGCAAAGCGCTGGTTGCTCTTGCTGAAAATCTCTTCGCGATCGGTATCGGCGACGCGGGCGGAGATCCTAAGAGGTTTCGCGTTCTTTGCGCGGGCTACCGGGAGGGGCGGGGTTCGGATCTGCTTTGTGGTCGTTCGCGCCGTCTTCCGCGAGCGGGTCGAGCCCTTCGATTTTGCGCCATTCATTGATCGAGATAACCCCGTTTCGCTTTTGAATCTGCAAACCTGTCTGACGGGCACCGAAATCCGCGCGCGTCAAAAGGCTTGTGTCAAACTTCAAAACGAAGTTACTCCGATCGTCGGGGTGCAACAAATCCCGCTCACACGCCTGCGTAATATTTACAAGATACGGCATCAGCGTGTGGACTAGAAACCCGAGGTTCTGCGTCTCAATACCGGAACCCCACGACGTGCCGCGCTCAATGTCGCCGATCATATGAGGGGGCACACCGAAGAACATCGCGATCTCGGCGCGCGTATACTTCCGCTGGTCGATGAATTGAGCGTCAACGGCGCTGAGAGAAAGTTGCTTCCACTTCAAGCCAGCTTCCAAGATCAACGGGCGCCCGGCGTTGCCCGCACCCACATAGTTGTTTTCGAAATCCTCACGGAGGCGCTTGAAAGCCTCTTCATTGAGCTCTTGATCGGTTTCGAGGGCGCCACTAGGACGAGTGCCGTTGTCCATAAGCCCCGCGGTGTGCATTTCAAGCTTTGCAGCAACCGAAACGGCGCGTTTTGCGGCCTGCAGCACGCTCAAGCCCTTGATTCCATCCGTGGTAAGGCCGCGTATATGCAGGATTTCGGACTGCTTATAAGGCACCGTGCGCCCATTTGGCCCGCGATAGATATACGCGAGGCGGCCGTCAGGAAGGATTTTCGGCTCCATAAAAGCCGGATTCAGGGGCAAAAGGTCGGTCACTTTGCCCCGAAAAACAACCTTTTCGGCGTAAAAATTACCCCTCATAAGCAGGTGAACAAGCGCCATCTGCTTAAATTCAAAAGGCGTTTGCCACGAGTTAGGACGCTCAGCGAGCAAATCATGCACCGGGTGATCGTCAACCAGCGTGTTGCGTTCGCCGTCGCGCCGATATAGCGCTAACGGGAGCATTGCGACGGCCGTAGCTAGCAAGCGGACGCACGCCCACACCGCCGCGACGCCCAGCGCACGGCCATCCGAAACGGATCCTCCGGCAGCGTCACCGTAAGTCTCGCGCAATATCATTTCCTGAATCTGCTCAGTCGTGTGAGCGATCCGGCCGCCCCCTTCCGGGGTGACGCTGCCAAAAATCCAATTACGCAGGCCGCGGGTGATCGTCGTAAGCTCAGAGGACACGCAACCCTCGTTTCAAATATGGATTCGGCTTCGGCGGCTCCGGCTTTTCCGCTTTTGCAATTGCAGCAAGCGACATTGCCAGCGTTACAGCGCCGTCAATCCTACGCGTGGCCTTGCGTTTGTCGAATTTTCGATTGCCGGCGGGATCCTGAATGACTTTCACACCCGAAAGGCAGTAGGTCAAAACCGGGTTTCCGTCGTGGTGCAGCGTGTGTTCGATTACGTGCGTCTCGAGCGCATCGACCGCGCCCGTCATATCCTTGTAACCCTGACCGAACTCGACAAGCTTAAACGTGTCTTCCTCGATATCCTCGTACTCCATTTCCCGCTTCAGCTCGTCAATCCGGTAGCGGTCAAAGCAAATCGCTTGTAGGTCGTGCCCTTTCGTGATCTCGAAAATGGCTTGCACCACCGACTTAAACGAAACGGCCTTGCCGGGGAGCACGGTCACCCATCCGTCTTCTGCCCACAATCGGTAAAGCGCGCCGTCTTTCTTCTCGCGTTCCTCGAGCTCGTGCTCGTGCGTCCAAAACCACGTCTTCGTAGCAACGCACACGTTATCCGGCTGCACCCACGAGAGCGTGAACGCGGTCAGATCGCGCCGCGACGACAGGTCAAGCCCGCCATAGGCTTTGAGCCCGCGCATAGCGTCGAGCGAGAAGGGCGTCTGGCAAGCACGCCAATCGCTCGAGTTGACCAAGCGGTGCGAGCCGTCCACGCGCATATTGAGATCGAGCGACATAAACGCCGCTTCGGCCGCCGGCGACTTTTTTGCTTTCACGGCTAGGGCTCGCATGTGATCGAGCACCTTGAACTTGCCGAGCGCCGGGTTGCTTATGTACCAATTGCTTTCGGCGTAAACGTCGAAACCGTCCGGCTTCTCTTCGAACCCATAAACGATACCGTAAAAATACGGATCGTCGTACATGCCGTTGCGCTGCGCAAACGCATCGTCACTGAGCTGGGTCATGACGTGCGTGGGGTCGTTATTCTGCGTCGATATGACGAGAAACAGGCCCTCGGCTTGCGCGCCGAATGACGTTTCCATCACGTCGTAGAGTTCGCGATCGAGCGCTTGCGCCAACTCGTCATAGATGCAGAAGACGGGGTTGCCGCCGTGGTTGCGCCGGCCGTCTGCCGCGAGCGACTGGTAAAAATTGCCGTTGTGATAGCAAACGATGCGCTTCACGGAATCGAGGCACTTGCACATGGCCGTCAGCTCGG